TGGTGATGGATTTGTATTACCTTGTAAACTTTTATAATTATTATAAGTCATTGCGGTGACTACTTGAAAATACTCTATATCAATAGGGTATTTTGCATACAAAGCGTCTTCGGTAGATCCTGTAATGTAATATTCCACATCTAAATTACCAATTCCGGTTCGATTGGCGTATTGCACAATCACATTATTAGCTAAATTTATAGGAGTACCTGTTATTGAGTTAGTCCCATAAACATTTGTTGTAGCACTCTTAATATTCAAATCTTTTGATTTACTACATTCTTGGAATGTTACAATAGTGCCGGGCGTGAGTTTATCTAAAACCCAATTTCTGCATAAAACCACAACAGTGTTATCATAGTGATGTTTACCAGGATTTTGATCAACATTAAATTGTACTCTAATTCTGTTCACTGCACCTCCAAGATTGACACTGAAAGTATTATCGAAATATTTTGCCTTTGTGTTAAATAGATTTATTCTTTCCGCTAATGTTAAACTGGTTGAAAAAAATTGAGTAATACCACTACCAACATCTCCATTTTGGCCGTAAATTTGTGGAGCTCTGTCGGGTTCTCCCGCCATTATAAAACCAATAGGATCATCATACGTATAAGAACTTGGCTCTGTTAATAAACTTAAATAACTATATGCACCATATTCTTCTATAGCCGCGTCTGTTTCTTCATTCAATGGGTTAGAATCTCCACCATCACCAACTTGTTGTCCTTCTTTACAAGAACAAAATTCACAATCAGGATAGGATAAATTAGGAACTTGTATATTTGTAAATTTTTTCCAAAGATTAAGCGCCTGCAAAGCCACTCCTGGATTAAATGTGGTTGCACAATCTTTTGCGGTTATTTTTTTACTAAAAACACTTACTATAAGACAAATAGTGAATAATAAAGGTAGTAATGAAAAAATTAATAGAGCAATTATTGGGCCTAAAATAAATTTTAAAAGAAAACCTAAAATATGAACTAAAGTTATTACAAGATATAAAATCGGTTTAAATATGAAAATAAAAAAAGAAAATATAAAATATAAAAAATCAAACCTTTGAAACGAGTCATTAGTTGGAAATTTATTTGTTTCGCTTTCACATTCTGAGTCTAAAATATTTTTAATTATAGTACCTTTTTGTGGATTATAACCATATCTAAAAAAATCTATCATTTGTGAAACAGTATAAACCTTATTATAGGTCATAGGATAAAATCTATCTTCACAACTAATAGCTTCTTGAATCATTTTTTGGCCTAAAGTAGTTCCCGTGTTTCCATAATCAGCCCAATCCAAACTAAACGCATAAGACTTTGTAACCGCCTCTTCGTTTGCTCCGCCATCATTAAAAGGGTCGTCGTCTGTATCCACCCATCCCCACTCTTTAACATTTGGAACTAAAAAATAACCTCTTTTTGTTGATTCACTCAATGATGGTGATTGATTATACTTTATTTTAAATCTATATTTTGCCCTTGTTGGGACTCCTACTTTTGGATCATTAGATAGTACTCTTTCTCCAAATTCATTCGTAACCACATAGTCCAAATTCATAGGAAGGTCAACAACCCAAGTGCCATTTTCATCAATAACTTGACCTGATTCATCCAAAACATATTGTTCTAATATTGGTCTACCTTCACTATCTAAATTAATTGTTTGTCTGATCGCCAATATTTCACCAGGACCAACATTTAATTGACACAAATCTCCAAGTTTATTTCTTGGTTTACAATTTTTTTTGAGAAAATAATCATCATTTGAGGTAATCAATGAACCCATAAATGTTGCTGTAGGTTCGATTGTAATATTCAATTCTGAAGATAGATCAAAATCAACCCTTGTAATACCCAAATTACAAATATCTTCTTCACCCCAAAAAGGATCTACTTCAACTATTTTATTAATAGTTACAATTTGTGGTAGTGAGTTTAAGTTACTTGATGTTTTAAATTTTGTCCCTGAAACTTGAATTTCCGTAGCCAATCCTGTCCTTATCAAATCTTGCGGAGTTAAAGAAAATTCACCAATATCGGATAAATCTAAATCTAAATGAATAGTTTGAGGTCCTAAAGGAACTCCAAAAATCATAAAATCACCACTTTCATTAGTAACAGCATTTAATTTATAGTATTTTTCATATACCTCAATTAATGTTTGATCCAATAAAATATCTTCTCTACTAAAAAAAGTGCCTGTAGGACTATGAGAACTATATGATTTTTCATAGGGTAAAAGATTATATCTATAACCATCTTCATTTATATCGTCCAATCTTTTATAAGGATATAGATCCGATATTAATGGATTTAATTCATCCTCATTAGTTAGTGGTACAAAAATTGAAACTTTACAATTAGGTAATCCAAAACCATTATTTATTGATACTCTACCAACTACAACGCCATAATCTGAACATTGTCTGGTATATACTTGACTTTGTAATAATTTAAGGGATAAAATTTCTAAAAATTCAAAATCTTGATCTATTTGTACTTTAATAGATTTATCTATACCTACATTTGTTTTTATCCTATAAGAATTCATAATTTATATTTAATAGATTATTGTGAGAAATCAATATCAAAATAAAATACATCTCTATCTAACCATTTCTCTAAAACATCTATTATATCAACTGATATATCACGTAAATCCGAATCTCTATCAAAAAGAGAGTCGTTTAGACTTAAATGTACAAATTTTCCATTTTCATCGACATATTTTATTTCTACTATTTTTAAATAAATTGTACCATAGTATTTAGTTCCATATGGTATTCTGTTTGATAAACCAAAAATTTTATTATTTATTTCAATAAATTCATCATCAATTTCATCAATATTGGTTTTTTTATCAAATTTCAATTTAACTTTAACCAAACGATTGCGGCCCCGTCCAACCGGTTCAAAATATTCATATTCGTTGTTAGCATTAATAATTTTCTCAATTAATTTTTCTACCTTAACTGAAGATTCTGTTTTTTTATTCATTAAATACTATGAAAAATTAACCGTTTTAAGATTTTTAACTCTTACGTTTATGTCTTTATTTGGAAATCTTATTTGATATATTTGACTTGGTTCTGAAAAAATTGTATCATCAATTAATTCAATTTCTTTTGTTTCAGAATTAGAATATCTTTGTGATGTTTGTGATGATGAGTACTGTCCACCTATTTTATTAAAAACTGAAATATTTGACAAAGATATTACACCATTTTCACTCTGTATTAACCTTCTTATTTCTGATATATTCACATTTTCTCCCATTTGTAAATTTAATGGATCAAAATAATCTGAAACTATATTAATTATTTGTGAAATAACCGATCCTTGATTTTGTGTTGAATCTAAAACTACGTCAATTATAAAACCTAAATCAATAACACTTCCATTTTCTATAGAAATATAGTCATTTATCATTCTATAATTCGATAAATAATTTGCAACATTACTTTTTAAAGTATTAGAAACAACCTCTGTTAAATCACCGTTTTCATCATAAGATAACATTTTTATTTTTATTTTATTATTTTCTTCGGTAATTGTTACTTTTGCCGGAGCCCCAAATTGAGATGGCATTGTCCTAATTAATGAATTATAATCGTTGACTGTAACCGCTCTATTTTGTGCTGCGAAATTAAATGCTACTAAGTTTCTAACTTCTTCAATTGTAGGAAAGTTTGCCCCACCTATAGCCGCGGTTACATTATTACATCTTAAAGAATTAATTACTGTAGTATTTGTGGCAGTTGAAGGACCATTTACAAAGAAAAATATTGTACCTAGTTGATTTATTACACCAACTCCAACATTACTACTTATACCACCTCCTGTTCGATATTGTATAAAAAGTGTTGAGTTTGCTTTAAGACTACTTCCTAAAGCTAAATTATTTGAATACTTGTATAGGTCAAGTTTAAATCCATTTTTAGCAAACTCTCTTAATTGTTCTTCTGAAGATTGGTTACCCCCACCAAAAGTCATTTTTAAAAATCCTTCGGGTGTAAACTCTGTAATAAATTTATTAGTAACTAATACATATTTTCCAACTTTTATTGATGGTGTGTCTGATGGTTTGGTAGGATCCTCTATAAAAACTCTATCCTCAATCAAAGCTTTAACTTCATACCAACGATTTTCTAAACCTAAAAATTCTTGTACTGTTGGAACATTTGCATATTGCGTTCCATCTTTTAATATAACACTAGTAACCCCTAATACATTTTTTTCGGGTAAAAATAACTCATAAAAAGGTCTTACATCGTTAGCGGTTATAACTTTTTTAAATACTTTAGTAGTTCCATTAACTACAGTTTCCCTTTTAATAATAGTGTAACTTAATAATTTGTCGTTTGTATCAAAATTAGGTATTTTAACCCGATTTGGGAAACCTTCCGAATTTGTTGGTGAAGCAAAGTCAATATCATTAACAGTTTCAAATATTTGTCCTCCACCATTTACTTGGGAACCTCTCCTCAATATACCACAATATCTTAAATCTTCTTTATCACCAAAAACAGGAACCACTATTGAAAAATCACATAAAGCCACAGATGGTCTTTGTCCGGGTATTTTAAGACCATAAGTTCTCGCTATATTGTATATTGAAGATCTTTGTTGTGCATATTGTAAAACAGTTTCTTGAATACTTCTATCAATATTGAATTGTAAATTATCGGTTACCGCAGCGTTTAAATCAATTAATGCGGAAAATATTGACGCATCATTAAAATTTTGTATTATATCAGGATAATAAGTCTTTGTAAAATTAATTAACTCAGTCCTAACCTGTTGAAAATCTCTTGTTGTATATGATATTTTTTTATTTGCCATGATTATATATTAATTATTACAAAATCACTTTGATCAAATACATCATCTGAAATTGTATAGTCTATTCTAATTTTTGCGGTATGTTCCAATTGAGAAATGTTTGATACTCTAAATACCTTGGTGTCATCTTCTGTAATAAAACTCCCCTTATTTTCTTCCCCTGACGAAGCGTCAGTT